ACGCGTTTCTGCGGTGCATCGCGTATCCGGGGACGCACGCATATTTGTTCAGGCGGACGATTCCGGAGCTGGAGATGACGCTGGTGAAGACGATGCTTCAAATCGTGCCCAAGGCGCTGGGGCGATACACGTCGGGCACGCACGAGATGAAGTTTGTCAACGGGAGCGCGGCGCACTTCTGCTATCTGCAAAACGAGGGCGAGGGGCTGCTGCGCTATCAGGGCGCGGAGATCCATTGGCTGTACTTCGACGAGCTGACGCACTTTACGAAGGCGATGTACGACTATCTGCGCACGAGGCTGAGGGCCGAAAAGAGGCTGGGGATTGTGCCGTGCGTCAGGAGCGCCAGCAACCCCGGCGGTCCGGGGCATGCATGGGTGAAGGCGAGGTTCGTGGACGCGACGCAGGGCGGGCGCGAGGTGCGGGAGATCGTGGTGAAATCGAGCGTGCTGGGAACGGAGACGGTGCGCAGGGTGCAGTACATCCCGGCAAGACCGACGGACAACCCGCACATCACCAGGGACTACATTGTGGAGCTGGAGCAGAAGCCGGAGGCGCTGCGCCGCGCGCTGCTGCTGGGTCAGTGGGACGCGTTTGACGGGCAGGCGTTTCCGGAGTTCACGGACGATCCGGCGCACTACGAGGACGGGCTGTACACGCATGTGATCGCGCCGTTTGAAATCCCGATCCATTGGCCGCGGTACGTGAGCTTCGATCACGGATACACGCGGCCGTATTCGTTCGGGGTATGGGCGGTCGACGAGGAGGGGCGGGTTTACCGTTACAAGGAGCTGTACGGCTGCGTGAGCGGCGAGGCGAACGTCGGCGTGCAGCAGCCGCCCGGGGAGATCGCCAGATCGCTTCGGGCGCTGATGGACAGCGAGATGCGGGAGGGCGTGCGGGTGCTGGGGGTCGCCGATCCGGCGATCTGGGACAGGAGCCGAGGGATGAGCGTGGAGGAGCAGCTGAGGCAGGGCTTCGGCGGGGTGGTCTTCCAAAAGGGGGACAACACGCGCCTGCCCGGCAAGATGCAGCTGCACGAGCGGCTGAAGTTTTCCGAGGACGGGCGTCCGATGCTGTATGTTTTCAGCAACTGCCGGGACTTTATCCGGACGGTGCCGGCGCTCGTCTACGACAGCCGAAGACCCGAGGACATCGACACCGCCGGCGAGGATCACATCTACGACGAGACGCGGTATTTCCTGATGTCGCGGCCGATTGCGCCAAGGGCGGGGGTCAGGGAGAAGCGGCGCGGCGGGTTTGATCCGCTGGAATGATCCGTATCCGACTACGGATGAGGTCTCGCCAGCAGGAGAAAGAAAGGAGAGCATATGACGTATAAGCGAAGGAAGATCGGCGATGTGCGCAGCGGCGAGCTGCGCGGGATTGAGCAGCCGATGAGCATGGAGGAACGGGAGCTGCTGCGGCGCGGGTATGCGCTGTTTGAGCATTTCCGCGAGCAGCTCGCCGCTGCGCACGAGGCGATGCGCGCGGCGCGGGCGATGCGGATGCTGGAGATGGAGGACAGGAGCCGGACGAGCCCGGCGATGAGCACGCTGAACAGCTGCTGCGACAACGTGATCGCAGACCAGATCGACAACATGCCCGAGGCGGTGATGAGCCCGGAGCGGGAGGAGACGATGGACAGCGCGCGGGAGATGACGGACGTGGTCTCCTTCGTGCTGCATCAGGCGGGGTTTGCGGGCAAGTATCAGCAGCTGATGGAGGATGCGGTGGTCGCGGGCACGGGCGTGGCGCAGGTGTTCTGGGACGACGACATGGAGGACGGCGCGGGCATGGCGAGCGTGCTGGCGTGGCACCCGGAGGACTTCTTTCCCGATCCGATGTGCGAAAACATTCAGGACGGGCGCGCGTGCTTCAAGGTGACGCACACGACGGTTGGCTGGGTCGAGGAGCATTATCCGCAGGCGAAGGGCTTTGTGACGGGCGATCAATACGCGGACATGCGGGAGGCGCACGAGGCGCCCGGCGGGGACAGCCGCGTGACGCTGATCGAGTTCTGGTACAGGCGATACGACGCGGCGGCGAGGAAAAGCCGCATCCACATGGCGCAGATGGCGGGCAGCGCGCTGCTGTGCAGCACGGAGACGGGCTTTGGGCTGGAGGCGGCGTTTGAGGACGGCGTATACGCGCACGGGAAGTATCCGTTCGTGCTGTTCAAATACCGCGACGCATGGCGCAGGCCGTTCGGCACGGGGCTGATCCACGACTACAGGGAGACGCAGAACGCCATCAACCGCTACTGCCGATACATCGACGACAACGCGCGGGAATCGAGCGTGCAGCGGCATTTCATCCGGCGCGGCAGCGGCGTCAACGCCGACGAGGTCGCCGACATGACGCGTACGGTGATCGAATGGGACGGCAGCGACATCCGCGAGGTGCTTCAGACCGTGCAGGCGCAGCCGCTGAACGCGCAGGTGTATCAGATGATGCAGTACATGGCGGACGCGATGAAGCAGGACTGCGGACAGAACCAGTTCGCGCGCGGCGACGGCGGCTTGGGCGTGACGGCGGGCACGGCGATCAACGCCCTGCAGCAGGCGGGCAGCAAGATCGCCCGCTGGCACACGGAGCGCTTCAAGGAGGCGTTCCGCGAGATGATCGAGATGCTGCTGTGGGTGCTGAGCGAATACATGGAGCCGGGGCGGGTACTGCGGATTGTCGGCACGGACGGCGGGCAGATGCGCGACAGGCTGATCGAGCTGGCTGCGCCGGGCGAGGCGCGGGCGATGGAGAGACCGGCGTACACGGTGCGCGTGCAGGTGGTCAGGAGCAATCCCGACCAGATCGCGCGGGACAACGAGTTCCTCCTGCAGGCGGCGAAGATCTGCGCGGACGCCGGAACGCCGCTGCCCGCGGCGGAGATCCTTCGCCTGATGCAGGGGCAGCGGATCGGGGAGAGCGTGATCCGGGCGATGGAGAGGGCAACGACACAGAGCCATGAGGCTTTGCGATAAAGAAGAAAGGAGACAGAAGAATGGACAACTATGAGGAGATGAGCATGCCGATGACGGCGCATGAGATCAGCGGCGAGCTGATGGAGGACGCGCAGGGCATGCAGGCGCAGGAGGCGCAGGAGAGCGAGGCCGCCATCCGCGAGGGCATCGCGGCGCTGTTTGAGGACGGCTGGACGGGCGAGGAACTCGCCGCGCTGTCGCAGGACATGGGCGTGCGGCAGGACGTGGCGGCTGGTCTTGACGTGGTGCGTGCAGCGTGCAAGTATCTGCGCGCGCAGATGATGCTGATGAAGCAGGCGCCGCGCAGGCGCGGCGTGCCGGTTTCACGCGCGGCGGGCGGCGGCGCGGTACTGCCGCAGGGCAGCCGCATTGACGAGATGAGCGACGCGCAGTTTGAGGCGTTCTCCCGTCAGGCGAGGGAGGCGGCGATGATGGGCAGGAAGGTGAAGATGTGAGGAGCGGCGGGCGATCGCAGATCGCCCCTGCAAAGAGACAGAAGAGAGACGCGAAGCGATGAAGGGGTTCGGGGACTGGTCCCCGACCGGGGCTTGGGGCGGGAGCCCCAGAAAGAAGATGCTGCCTCCGGCGGAGAGGACGCGCTCCGCTGGGGCCTAGGGGAGTAGGGGGTTTTCGATTCCCCCCTACCTCCCCTAGGAACCCCATTACCCCCGCAAACGACCAAGGCCTCACGGCCCTGGACCCGGGGCTGTATGAGGGGCTTTGCATAAAACACGAAGCGTTGATGAAATGAAGAAAGTGAGGAGAAAAAAGAATGGCATATACGAGTGAGAATACGAACATGACGGCGAGCGTGGGGCTGACGCCCGGCATGCAGACCTACTACAACCGGGAGCTGCTGCGCACGTTTGAGCCGGAGCTGGTGCATCTGCAGTTCGGCGACGAGCACCGCATGCCGGAAAACAGCGGTCTGGTGATGAACATGCGCAAGATCATCCCGCTGGAGGCGAACACGACCGCGCTGACCGAGGGCGAGCCGGGCGAGAGCGTGATGCTGACGGAGACGGAGGTGACGGTGAAGCTGGAGCAGTACGGCGAATACGCCCGATGCAGCGACAAGCTGGACCTCTCGCATCTGGACATGAACATCCTGCGCAAGACCAAGCTCTTCGGCGACGCGGGCGCGCGCTCGATCGACGCGGTCGTGCGCGAGGAGCTGGCGACCTGCACGAACGTCATCTTTGCCGGCGGCAAGACCGCCCGCGAGGAGCTGACGGCGGCGGACAAGCTCTCCACCCGCGAGCTGCGCAAGGCGGTGCGCATGCTCAAGAAGGCGCACGCGCAGACGTTCGGCGGCTACTACATCGCCATCGTCGGTCCGGAGACGTTCTACGACCTGCAGGACGACGAGACGTTTGTGGCGGTATCCCGCTATCAGGACAAGGAGTCGATCTACAACGGCGAGATCGGCCGGCTGTTCGGCTGCCGGATCGTGGAGACGACCGAGGCGAAGATCTTCGAGGGCGCGGGCGCGGAGGGCTGCGACGTGGCGAGCGTGATCGTGCTGGGTCAGTACGCCTACGGCTACACGAGCTTCAAGGGCGCGAAGCCGCGCGTGATCGTCAAGCCCGCGGGCAGCGCCGGCACCAGCGATCCGCTGGAGCAGATCTCCACCGTCGGCTGGAAGATGGACGGCTTCGGCGTCAAGCTGCTGCAGCCGGAGTACGCGGTGAGGATTGAGTGCGGTTACAGCGCGTAAGGGGACGCGCTGCGCTGGGCCCAAAGGGATGAGGGGGGATTTCGATTTCCCCCCTACATCCCTTTGGAATCCCATACCCCCTTGAAACGACCGGGCCTGAGGGCCCGGACCCGGGGTTGTATGAGTAAATATGCAAAACTATGATTCTTCTCCGGCAAACGGAGTTTGCCGATGAAGGGTGCAGGGACAATGTCCCTGCGCGGGGTGCGGGGCAAGGCCCCGCGGAAAGGAGAACAACATGGCGATCAGGATGAACACCACCCAGACGATTGAAAAGGCCTCGAGCGCGCTGGAGGGCAAGTGCGAGGCGACGAAGAGGAACATGGCGAAGCTGATGAAGCAGGCGGGTCTTGAGGGCGGCGCAAAGGTGAAGGTGCATCTGCCGCTGATCCCGGGCTGCAGAGACGACGTGCAGTTTGTGGGCGTCAACGGCGTGGGCTTCTATTTCAGGCGCGGCGCGACTGTGGAGATGCCCGAGGCGGCGGTGAAGATTCTCAGGAACACGGGCCATCTGGCGTGACGGAGGGATAGGATGACGCTTGCAACGATTATGAAGCTGGCGATGCGCCAGCTGGATGAACAGGAGACGGACCTGAGCGAATATGAGGAGCTGTTCAGGCACTACGCCAACATGGGCTACATGATCGCGCTGCGGCAGTATCTCAGACCGCGGCTGAAGCTGGAGCTGGAGAGCGACGGATACGGCGACGTGCGGCTGGAGGATGCGAGAATCGAGCGCGTTGTGGAGGTGCGCGATGCGATGGGCAGGCGCATGCCGTTCGCCATGGATGCGGACGGGGAGACGCTGCACCTCGGCGCCGGCTGGCAGACGGTCTGCGTGCTGTGCGAATATGCCTTCCCGCCGATGGAGGACGGCCTGTCTGCGCCGATGCTGCCCGAATATGCGCAGCCTGCGCTGGCGGACTACATCTGCTTCCGGCATCTGTCCAGCGGCAGCCTGGCCAAGCAGAGCCGCGCGGCGTTCTTCCGCGACAGCTTTTATGAGCAGATGCGTGCGATCAGGCGGCGGGCGGAGGGCAGCGTGAGG